TAATACAGACCGCCGCAATAATTGCTTCGGCCCAGTCATTCATTTTCTAATCCAAGTCTGCCAAACAGCACCAGCCGCCATGATTAGACCAGCCACCCACAGAATAGGTTTAGCTGCAGAGGCAATCCATCCAAGCACTTTAAAAGCACCATCAAGAGCACTCATTGCGTCAACAATACCCCGTGTGTTTTTGTCAATGGTATCTACTTTAGTTTCGACTTCAACTAGTCGGTCGTAGATTTGCTTGTGGGTTACTTCGTCTTGCATGATTTATCTCAAAAAGTAGTTTTTGATAATTGTACAAATGTTATGCGGTAAATGTGCCGCTTGCTGTAAACGTGTGAATTGTGTAACCACCGCTAGAAGTAACTGTGCCGCCTGTGCCACGCAGTGCGCCTAAATAGCGAAGAATGACAACGCCAGAACCGCCGTTACCGGATACACCGCCGCCGCCCGAAGACCCACCACCGCCACTTCCTGTGTTTACTGTGCCTGAAGTTGGGTTAGTAGAAGAACCTCCGTTACCTCCACCGCCAAGACCACCAATTCCATGTGTAATATTTCCTTGGTCACCGCCGCCGCCGCCGCCTGCACGGTAAGTTGCTGTCCCGTTAACAGAAGACTGAACGCCGTTGCCGCCATCACCACCTTTGCCGGATGGAGTTTCGCCTACTGCGCCCGCACCGCCGCCACCGCCGTACTTACCACCGCCGCCGCCAGTCGATGTACCACCTGCGTAACCTTGTCCGGCAGTTCCAGAGCCACCGTTAGCATTTAAATAACCGCCCCCGCCGCCCGAGCCGCCTGATATACCTGTTGGAGAATTTAATTCACTACCCCCACGACCACCACCTGTAGAAATTACAGTGTCAAAAACACTGTTTTGCCCATTAGTTCCAGCGAATCCGTAAGTTCCACCTGCACCACCGCCGCCAATGGTAACTGTGTAAGCAGAGGTAGGAATAACAGTTATAGGGTTTTCTGCAACCAAACCTCCACCCGAAGATTCTCCATTTACAGAAGAACGATAACCACCCGCACCACCGCCGCCGCCGTTTGTTCCACCGGAAGCGCCCCCTGCAATAACAACATATTCAACTTGATAAGAAGAAGAAGTGCTAAATGCTACCCATGCCGAAGTTACGGTGTCGTACCACTCAGGTGTTCCAAGCGTAGTGTTTAAGCCTTGTTGCCCCGCTGACGGGGACGTAGGTCTATTCGCAGTAGTCCACGATGCAGGGGTTGTCCCTTTTGTTCCGTCAAGTACGATGGGCATAATAAATCCTTACGGTGCTACAACTTCAACCCAAGATGTAGTGGGTTCATCCCAGCGATAACGCTTGTTATCAGTAGGGTAGGGTGTAGGCGCATCCCACAAGCAGCTTGTCTCGTTCAGTGTCCACGAAGCAAATGGCTGTGGTGGAATAAATGCATCACGAGTGCGGTCATATGTATACCCAATACCTGCATAGTTCTTACGCAGTGGCGTACCGCCGTTAGCATGAACACCACCATGTGTGTTGTATGAGGTCTGAATCCATTCACCGGGACTTGTGTCCACGAAGGTTGTGAAGAATTCGGCTTCAGCAACGATTACTTGCGTTACTTTGCCATCGGTTACTTTTGCATAATGTGACATGTTGATTACTCCTTAAAAAATTAGAAACTAATTGTTCCGTTGCCAGTAAATGTATAAATGTAATTACCGCCAACTGTTGTTAAAACTAATGAGCCTGTAGTTGTAGCCGTACTAAATGTAGTTGCGAACGAAATAATCACAATGCCAGAACCTCCATTGACTCCGTTTGGAGCCTCAAATTCACTACCGCCGCCACCGCCGCCTGTATTGACAGTACCCGCAGTACCAACACCACTAACCGTCACAGCACCCTGACCGCCACCACCTGAACCACCGCCGCCGCCGCCAGATGCTGGGCTTGTGTTGGTACTTGCGCCACCGCCTCCACCGCCACAAAAGTAAGTTGATGTACCGTTGATTGATGAGACAACACCTACACCTCCGACACCACCTCGACCAATTGCGCCAGCAACTTCAGTAGTGGCATTGCCACCAACTGCGCCCGCTCCACCGCCCGCTCCACCGCCACCATATGGGTTTGCTTCACTTGTTCCGCCTGCAAAACCCTGACCAGCAGTACCTGAACCATTTCCAGTTCCTACGTTATCAGCACCACCACCACCGCCAGACCCTCCAGAGCCAGCCGTACCTCCAGTGCCCGACCTCGCGCCTCCACCGCCGCCAATAGCCGTCAATGAAAATGCTGAAGAGTTGCTTCCATTGCTACCATTATTTGATGTGACAGAACCACCACCAGCACCACCAGCACCAACAGTAATTGTGTAGACAGTTCCAGCAGTAACTGATGCAGTGCCAGTTAACAAACCACCCGCGCCACCGCCACCGTTACCTGTACCGCCGCCGCCTGCGGCAATCAAGTAGTTCACGTTTGATGGCGATGATGAGACAAAGGCAGTCCATTGACCATTTTGATAAAGTTCGGCTCTAGAAGTAGTTGTGTTATATCGCATCTGACCCGCAGCAGGAGATGCAGGGCGTTGTCCCGTAGTTCCTGATGGCAACCAAATAGCACCCGTTGCATTGTTTATGTTGACGAGACCAGAAGTTGCTTGCAGTTCTAATGTTCCAGTGTTGTCAGCAGAAGTTGTTATTCCTGTTATGCCAGAAACTGCACCACTGTCTGCTTTAATAATTGATGTCATACTTCCTCTCCAAGAATCAGTTCGGTTAACGATAATTGTTCGCCAACAGAACCTTTTAAAAATGTATTAAAAGACAAGCTAACACGTTCTTCACCACTTGTTGTTGGCTCAACCATATGCTCTAAATGCGATGGGAAAAGCAAAATATCGTATGTGCCTACTTGAAAGAACCAAGATTCAGAATTAAACACATTCCACTCCCTTGGCTTTACCTTGAACATAGGTTTGTCTTTTTTGTAAAAAAAGAGTTTGTCTTTTTCTTTGTCGGCGTTAATATAAAATACGCCAGATATAAAACTGTTTGAGTGTGCGTGTTTGTGATGAAATCCATTAGGCTTTGTGTAATTAATCCAAGACTGCGTAATGTATGGAGTCACTTTAGAAGCAGGATTGATAATGCTTGAAAAATACTCTTGCAAGCTTGCCTGCAAGTCATCATGCAGCTGAGTTAAAACCGCATCACGCAAAACATAATTGTTTTTGGTTGTGGCATTGCCTATATTCTCAACAACATCCTCTTTGCATTTGGCAAAAAACGCCCGCTCTTCATCCGTAAACTCACGCTGAAGTTTGTCAATTGAAACGGCAGTCGGAAACAAATTGTGGTGAATCATTGAGTCTTTTCCACGTAACTAAGCCACCCGGTGACTATGTATTTTTCTTGCGTTGGAGAAGGAACCCCGCGATGTGTGTACGTCCAGTCAGCAGGCCAAATAACCGTCAACCCTTTTTGAGGCTTAATTTTTAAGCCTTGATGGAAAAACTCAGTCTCGCCTTGGTCTTCTACATCATTCAAGTATGTCATAAACACAAGATGACGAGCCGCATTTAAGCCTGAATCAGACACCCTTTCGGTGTGCCAAGCGTGGTATCCGCCATGAGGCTTGTAATGCTGGACATTAATTGACTCAACAATTCCCCAAGGGTGGTTGCTGTCGCAAAACGGGAACTTGTCTTTGTACTCACCGATAACCCAAGACAAATTCATCAAGTATTCAGCTATCAACTCTTGGTCGTCATTTAAAACGCAATCGGTTGAATCCTTTTTCATCAGGTCAACTTGGTTGTTGTCCAGACCAATAGATTTTTTTGGGTTGTTTTGATGAAATGCAATCACCCTGTCGCACAAAGCAACATCATTTAAAAATGATTGGTAAATAAAGTTTTCCATCATGCTGTGTATGTGCCACTAGATGTGAATGTATGGATTGTGAATCCGCCTGAAGTAGTAACCGTCCCGCCAGTTCCGCGTTGCGAACCTGCATAGCGAATGATGACAACGCCAGAACCACCAGCGCCGCCTGTGTACGCTCCTAGTACTCCACCGCCACCACCGCCAGTATTTGCTGTCCCTGCTGTAGCAGTTCCGCTGGTAGCGCCAGCACCTCCGCCACCTGAACCCCCAGCACCAGCAGCATTGCCGCCAGCACCTCCGCCTCCGCCACGAGTTACCGCAGAACCAGTAATTGATGAAGAAACTCCAGTTCCTCCGGGGCCACCTTGACCAGAGCTGCCGGGGATTTGCGCACCACTAGTTCCTATCGCACCAGCACCACCACCTCCGCCACCGCCTTCCCATTGACCGGGAAAGTGAGCGCCTTGACCACCTGCAAATCCTTGACCAGCAGTGCCAGAGCCTCCAGCCTTAAATGTGTTATCTCCCGAAGAGCCACCGCCTCCACCAGCACCACCGCTAACTCCCGCCGCCGAATACCCACCACCGCCACCGCCTGTTGAGGTGATTGAATTAAAAAAGGAGTTGTTTCCGCTTACGCCTACCGCGTTAATTGAGCCAGCACCTCCAGCGCCAACAGTAACTGTGTAAGAAGCCCCCGGTGTTACATTTGATGCAGACTCTGCCGCAGAACCACCACCAGAAGATTCAGCAGAAACGGAAGAACGATAACCACCAGCGCCGCCGCCGCCGCCAGAACCACTTCCGTTAGCACCGCCGCCGCCGCCAGCAATAATTAAAGATTGAACTGAATATGAAGCCGAATCAGCAAAAGCAACCCAAGCCGCAGTTACTGTGTCGTACCACTCAGGAGCGCCAGTTGAACTGTTCATCCGAATCATGCCAGTTGTAGGGGCTGGCCTTTGAGCCGTCGTTCCAACGGGAATAGTCAAAGCACCAGTTGCACTAATTGTTGCAATACCACTATCAGGCGTTAAGACAATATTGCCTGTTGTGTCACCAGTAGTAACCAACGCGGTTGTCGATGTAGTTCCGGCGCGGATTTGACTCATGGCTTTTCCTTAGATGATGACGTAACGCTGACCGCTTGCAACAGTCACAGTAAAGCCGCTTTGAATTGTTATTGGGCCAACAGAGAAGCCGTTTGAACCAACAGCAATTGTTTGATTCGCAGTTACAGAATCTGCGTTCTGTGTGATGGGTCCACCGCCCGTAACTACAGTAGCCCAAGATGTATTGGTTCCATCTGTTGTCAGGTACTTACCAGTGTTGGCTGCTTGGCTTGGCGCTAAAGCATTGAAGGCATTGGTAGCTGTAGTCTGACCCGACCCGCCGTTAGCGATTGGAAGCGTGCCAGTAACGCCTGTAGACAAAGGCAAGCCGGTCGCATTGGTTAACGTACCAGATGTTGGTGTGCCAAGTATTGGTGTTACTAACGTAGGGCTTGTTGCAAATACAGCAGAACCTGTGCCCGTCTCATCAGTCAGAGCCGCTAAAAGATTAGCAGAGGATGGCGTACCTAGGAATGTCGAAACGCCTGTACCCAAGCCGCTAACGCCTGTGCTAATTGGCAAACCCGTTGCATTGGTCAGCGTTGCCGATTGAGGCGTACCAAGAATAGGAGTAACCAAAGTTGGAGATGTAGCCAGTGCAACTACTGTGCCAGTGCCTGAAGTGCTGTAAGACGTTCCCCAAGCCGATCCAGTTGAGTTAGCAATACCTGCTGCGGGATATGTCGCACTCTCTCCGGGAACCCACGTAGACGTTGCCGAATTCCACAAAATTGTGTAGCCGTTAACCGGCGCACCCGTAACCTGAATCTTGTCGGTATTCAGATTCGTGAAGTTGGAGTCAACCTCAGTATTGGTTAGGGGCGAGCCCTTTCCTGCACGGGTAACAATCGTACTCATGGATTAATCCAATCAAGGTGCAGCCATTGTAACTGTCCAAGTAATGGACATAGTGTCGCCGACATCTTTGTTGACAACTGAAAACACCGTACGGCAAAGCATTGTGCCGGCAGAGGAAGCATTAAAAATACCTGCTTCTTGAATGCCGGTCAATGTTGCGGGAGTACCAGCTGGAAAAGTTGCGACGTAGGCAACTGCTGCGCCAGTTGGAGTTGTGCTAGTCAATGCTACACGAGCAGACTCAGTGCCTAGAGTTGTATTGCCTGCGGCTGCCGCCGTGCTACTCGTACCAATAGCCATGTGGCTCATAACGGCGGCAGATGTGCCCGCCATACGGCTGGCAATAAAGCCTAAACCGGCTGTAACAACCAAGTTCTTAACTTCTTGCTCGTGCTTGACTGTACCGTCGGGGGCGGTTACTACAATCTTCAATTCGCCAGTAGCGATGATTTTTTCATTCGTGTTCATGTGAGTTCCTTAAAAAGTGATACGCGTTCCAACATAATCTTCTGCGAAATACGTGAGATCGCAGTATCCTTGACTTACCAATATACCAGCATCTGATGCGCTAGTCGAGTCGGCAAGGTTCTTCCCGGCTGTTTTAACAGTGGAATCTGTGGCGGTTGGCGCTTCCGTCAACTCTTTGATAAATTCGCGGAACGAAGTATCCGAAACAGTCGAACTATCCGTTGCCGCTTTACCAAAACTACGTACTGCATTATCAGTAACACTTGAAGCATCCGTTGGGGTTTCAATTTTGGTATTTGCAATACTAGCGTCGTCAGAAGCCGTAACTGAATCTGTTAGATTCTTAATAAACGTCTTAGCGGCTAAGTCAGTTCCGTTTGCTGAGTCAGTGTGAGCTCTGATGTACGCAACAACTCTCTCAAGAGAATCAGACGCATTAGCAATATCTGAAACAGTTTTTACAAATTGAATAGTCTGGTCATCGTCTGCAGCTACGCCATCTAAATCGTCTGTAGCCCGTACTGTATCTGTAAGAGCTTTTAAAAAGTCTTTTGTGTGCGTATCAGAGGCCGAACCAGTGTCAGCCAGTGGCTTCTCAACGGTTTTAGCGGCAACGTCCGTTGCATTGCTTGTATCAGAAAGAGTTTTTGTATTGGTTTGGCTAAGAACATCTCCAGCAAGAGCCGCATCAGTTAGCGCTTTTCCAGTAGTTTTAGCAACTGTTTCGGAAGCTTGGGCAGTATCGGCTAAAGGTTTCTGGAAAGTTTTTAGGGGGGTGTCTGTAATAGACGCTGTATCCGCTCTAACTTTATCAAAGACTTTAGTGTTTGCATCTGATGCAATACCTGTATCACTAACCGCTTTGCCGTAACTCTTGACTAGCGTTTCGCTAGCTTGCGCGGTTTCGGTAAGCCCTTTACCAACTGTTTTTACAGCAGCATCAGTTGCGCGAGCGGTGTCAAAAAGATCAATAAATTTTATAAAGAGGCCTGAAATGGCTGTTGCTTTAAGCAATACATAACTTGTAGCGGCGCTAAGTTTAACGTAAGCAATTCCCGCTTGAAGTTTAATGTATGCATAGGTAGCGCGCATTAGAAGTCCTCACGCATCCTAAACTTTAAAGTATCGTACACAGTCTGAACACCGCCACCAGCAAACGTTACTTGAATTTCACCTTCGTAGTTACCGGGTTCTCCCGACATTGACAGAGCAGTCATTTGGAAAACGCAGACTCCGCCAATACCGCTTGTAACTGTACCCACAATTGTGTCTTGCAGAGTAGTAGAACCGACCATGCGAAATTTCATAACAACGGTAGCACCAGTGATATCTACCGCAGCGTCTGTGTTTTCGTCAGTAATTGTAGCCTGCACTTGCGGGCGGCTTACGTCACCTTGCACAAGATAGATCAGATCGCAGCTCATTAGAAAATCCTACTGAAACGTACGCGCATGGGCGCGTGGTTCATGCCGCCGGTCACATAAGCCCGGGCCGTTTGTTTAGCAACTCTAAAACGTGATTCGTAGGTTTTAGCACCTGCAACGTCGGTGTACGACTGGTTAGGCGTTGCTAGCAAAGTAGCAAGTGCTCCGCTAGAAATCTCTTCTAAATACCGCTGGTAAAGTTGCGAATCAACAACTGTAGAGTTGCGTAGCGGCATGTATGAATAACGGCCTGTAATCGCGTTCTGGACGGTTTCTGCGGGGCATAACGCCAACGTAATGTCGTTGGGATTGAGTTGCGTAAACGCTTGTGGTGTGCCCAGTAAAGATTGCAAGATCATGGAGAACATGTTGTCCAGTTCATACTAGCTCTTGCGCTCAAGACGGCGGCTTTCGTAGTAGATACCCATCACCTGACCCAGAATGTTGTATCTAGGCACGTCGATGCAGTACGTGTTTGCACCGGCCATCACAGTAATGGGGTCTAGGTCATGCTGCAAAAATAACGTTTCTCGGCAGAAGTCAATACAGGCGTTACGCACAGCCTCGACGGCTTGATCATCCAGTACGTTTGGGGCGTACGGGAGGATGTTCGGCAAAAAGACTTCGTAGGAGACGTTGCTCACTTCATTGATCCGGGTAAGTTAGGATTAAATGGAGCCAGTGCTTGGTTCGGGTTAGACGCAGCTTCCGCCGTGACTTTGCCTTGCAAGAGACCTTGGAACTGCTGGTAGTACATACCGGCCAACGCTGAATTGTTTGCGTACTCTGCGTCTTTACTGTAAGCACGATACAAGATGTAGTTGATCAAGCCCGTGACGTAAATATCATCAATCGTAATTGTGCTACCTGAAGTTGCGTCTGTAGGTGCGGCTATATAAACCAACTCAAGATATCCCTGACTAGACGAAGGCTGAGGTGGGTACACGTAAAACATTTTGGAATCTAAAGGCGAATAAACAAAATGTTTTGTAACAGCGCTTGCAGTAGATGAATGCCAGCCAGATACTTGAGAATCTAAAATTTCACGCGAAACTGCACGGACTGCATTACCCGGCGTTGTGCCGTTTGTGCCCATATTGCGAACTACGTCAATCAACGAAAGCGCTGCAGCAGGCAAGGTTTGTTTAGTGCCAGTTACGCAAATAACAGCAGCGTTTATAACAAACGCATTTGGTTTATACAACGCAACTTCGCGCTGACCGTCGTTCAGCCACAAGATTAACTCATCTGTAGGCCAACGGATATTTGTTGGGTCTTGAAGGATTGTCGATACCTTTGTCAGGATCGATGCAACTGTAATGGTCGCCATGAGCTAACCTCGTAAAGTTTGAAGTTATGAGAATACTAACACAAGAAGGGGCCCCGTGGGGCCCCTCTTGCTGCACCTATTAGGCGCTGAGGACTGCGCCCCAGTTTTCGCTGCCGAGGCTAATGTAAGCACCAGACATGTTAGCAGCCAAAGCTTTAGCAGCATTAGCAGAACCGTTGTTGATCTTACCGCCAGTAGCGGGGTAGACGTTTAGTCAAGCAGCAGAACTATTTACGATGTAAATAACATCACCAACAGTGCGCTCAGCAGGCAATTTAACGCCATCAGCAGCAGTGCCGGTGGTGACAAAATTGATAAAACCTACCAGTGCTGTAGCACCAGCTTGGGTTTGTGTAGTACCGGCAGTAGCAGTTTCATAACCACCAACTTCGGTTGCAAAGTTCATTGTATTAGCCATTTTAATCTCCAAAAATAAATATAAACGGGAAAAAGCCCCGAAGGGCTTTTTGCTTAGCCCTTGACCACAGCGTAAACCAAAGCTTCTGGCTTAATTGTCTTGCGACCGTAGACCATCAAACCGCGGACCAAAGTACCAAAGTCGTTGGGGTTGGGAATAGACTCAACCTTGTTGATCTGTGAAGCAAAAGTCAATGCAGACTT